GCTCCCATAATAGCATACTCGCGGAGATGGTTGGTTGATCCAAAATTACACCAGGCATATAATCGATCCTCGGTTTCTTCTTGATACTTAGGATCAATTGGCCTACTTGCTAATTTTACACATTCTCTAAATGCTGATTTCCAAGTGTTAAACGGATCTGTATTAAATGCTGTAATATTACTTACAGTCTGCATTACTTTAAATTTATTACTGATTGACATTGTCATGTCAATGCTAGATTTACCAAGATCCATTTTTTCAGTTAAATTCCTAGGTAGTAGCTTTACACCGCCATACCCATAGGTAAGATTGTTGATAGGATTACGACTTAACCAAACATGTACAATATCTGTATCATGTTTAGGTAATAATAGTTCAAATGCAAAATCATCTTCCACTACAGCATCTCCGTCAACTACCCAGAACATAGGGGTTGTTGCTGTTTTAGCAGCAGCGACGTGTGCTTGATGAATACCTTTTACTCCGTGTATGCGTTTTGCTCTAGGAAATCTTTCAATTAGCTTGGCAAAGTTTTCATCCGCATTAGGTTCGTTATAAGATATAAACACAATATCGTATAGCTTTAACTCACTAGCTACAACGTCATATTCTTTCTTTTCGATCAAATATCGATATTCTACTTCTCTAGCAGAAATAGGTGCTTGCTTAGACAATAGCATGATGCCATTATATTTGTCTTCTTCGATATCTTTATTTTTAAAAACATGATTCATACCACGATCGTAATTGTTTTGATACTGAAATTGTAGATCAAATTTAAAATCCGGCAACGAGTCAACTTCTGGCGGGATCGACCAAAACATATCTGTACTAGATGTTGCAAGAGCCTGTTCATAATCTTTAAATGTATCAATTATAAATTTATCATAGGGTTTGGATCTGCTGGCTATAATACCATATTCTTTTTTATTGATTAAAAACTTGTGATCTATTTCTTTTTTAGATACTGGCGTATTCTTAGAAAATAATACAACTCCATTAATAAAAGATTCTAGATCATTGCATGTGTTTTTGAATACATGATTTTCATTCTTGTCATACGAATTATGATGACTAAAATGTATAGCAAACACTGTTTCATCTAGTATTTCAACATTTGACCATATACCCCAAAACATATCTGTACTAGATGTTGCAAGAGCCTGTTCATAATCGTTGAACGTATCAATTATAAACTTGTCGTAAGGCTTAGACTGACTTGCCACAACATCATATTCTTTTTTGTTAATTAAAAATTTATGATTAATTTCTTTCTCGGATACCGGTTTATTTTTAGAAAATAATATAATACCGTTAACGAATGACGTTTCATCATTACACAAATTTTTAAATACATGGTTCTCGGCTCTATCATACAAGTCATGATAACTAAAATACATATCAAAAATCGTTTGGTCAACAATATTAACATTTGACCATACGCCCCAAAACATCTCAGTTGTTGAAGTGGTTAATGCTTTTAAATAATCACTATAACTTGTTATTACAATTCTATCATATTTTTTTGGAATACTTGCTACCGTTGGCATTTCTTTTTTATTAACGTAGAATCGATTTTCAAATTCTTTGTGTGTAGGTTCTAAATTTTTAGAAAACAATCCAACACCGTCATAAGATGTATCATTTAACCATACGTGAATGTACTCTTGGTCCCATTCAGGAACTCGATAACTAAAATCAAAATTTTCAACAATTTCTAAATCATCCCACACTATCCAAAATAATTTTGTAAATGCTTTTGTCTTTATATCACTAAAAGATTTTACATTATTAATTTTCTGAGCAGAAGGAAAACGCAAACGAAATTGTTTCCAATCGTGTTCGGAAATAATATTTTTGCTTACGTAAAAAATATCATAAACCATCAGCAGACCTCATATATGTGTTTGTTAGTTTAATTGTTTCTTCATATAGATCTAATGTGTATTTGCTTTGTGTAGCATCAAGAAATGGATAATCAAATCCCAGTTCTAATTTGATTTTTTCACCTAATGATTTAATTTCTTCCGTTAGGCCAGTGCCGTCTACTTCTTCAAAAGGTCGACCATACTGGTTCCATATACCTTTAAGAATTTCAAAGTCTCTAACCTCTACGTAATCCCATTCAGTGCAATTTGCCAACCATGTGCCTAATCTTGCACCGTAGACTGCATAAAGACCGTTTTCTTCATGAGCGCCAACTGTAGACCACATGCGTAATCTATGTAAATTATGCCACCAAATACGTTCTTGAATTTCATCAGGTGAAATTTTGACTCCATCAAGCAAGGTCATTTTTACACCTTCGCGGAATCCTGCTCTCCATGCTTGGAAAGGACTTCCGGTAATATCAGTGTCGCTATAACATTCTTTAAATTGACGGTAGCCGTCTTCCCAACAGAAGTCAACTTGAGCGCGATCGCTATCGCTAGCTTCGTGAGTTTTCATGTTGAGAATAAAATCTCGTTTCCATATTTTAAGACCGCCGTTCCCGTAGAGTAAACCGTTAAGCCTATTTCTTCCTAACCAGCTGTATACTTGTATTTTGGGATTGCTGATGTCAATGTCTAAATTAAAAAATTTAGAATCTACAATATTATCAGCATCGACTGTGATTATCCAATCAGTTTCACTTACTTCAGCAGCACGTTTATGAGCAGCATCACTACCTTTAACACCGTGAACTCGTTTGGCCCAAGGTATTTTATTACACAAATCTGCATAATGCATATCTGCGTTAGGCTCGTCATAACTTAAAAATACGATGTCTAATTCTACTGTTTTCATTTTGTCTCAAAAATATATTTGTCAAAAATTCTACGTGTATAAACACTAAATCTATTTGGCAAATCTAGTGTAAATGATTTTGTGATTTCTGTAATGTCGCCGGCTCTAATACTTAACATATGAAGAAGAACATTGGGATCATTATAATCAGTGACTAAAAATACCATTTCAGTCTCGCCGTCCCAAATGATGTTTTTTGAGTATTTGTCGCTCATTGAAAAAGTCAATGACTTATTTTCTTTATTGTAAGATATCATAACATCGGGATCTGTTATTGTTGACCATTTTTTATCAATAACTCTGTGTAATACATCATCTATTTTTATTAGACTGTGCGTAGAAAATTTACTTATTTTAACAAGTTTTTTTGTAGGAAGATCTACTCGATAAGAAAATATATTTTCTTCTCCTGACGCTATCGAATCAGCAACTTCTTCATCAATTTTTATTTTGTTGAGAAAATCTTGAGAGGCATGAGCAGGATAAACTCCTAAAAGTGAACCATCATCTTCATTGAATTTTACAAAATATTCTACTTGATTGACTGGTAGTTTAATCCATTCATCGAAGTCCATTAATTTTTGTTCCATGCTATCTCCTCTAACATGCTAACTATTTCATCTGTTATTAAATCTTTTTCAACATAATGAACAATATCATACTGTTGATAATTTCCTATTTTTAAATTTCCATGCATATTGAAATAAAAGCCGGCATGTTCAGTGACTCTTTCAGCAGCCCATGGCCAATTTTGTATCATAGGTTTTAGATGTACAAGTTTAGGAAAGTCTAAATCATGTGCAATATCGTCGGCTATATCTAAAATTTTTGCTGCAAGGCCAAATGCTTCGTCAGTACCAACTACTTTAGGACGAAAATCCGACATGTATAAATTTTTAAATTCGATAGGATTTTTTAAAATAAATCTACCTAATTCAAAAAACTCTGTTGCAATATCGGTGTTCTTTTTAAAAAAGGTAAACATTGAATACATGCTTGGAATTTTATTTTTTGTAAATGCTTTTCTATAAAAGTCACTGGTAATTTCTTCGCCTCTATAGGTATAGGCTTTGCTAGCAACATATAATTCTTTGTGTTTTACAAAATAATCAATCCAATGACTATAATCTCTTAAAAATAACATGTCTGCATCAAGACATACTGTATTTTCAAAAGGAGATAATTGGTCCATCCAACTGCGGCCATCCCAATGGGTTTCTTTGTCCCATTTAATTACATGATCAAAGACCCACGGGCTTTTTAGATTTTTAATCAGCTCAGGATTATCTATTACTAGAGCAACTTTATCATAGCCTGGCTTTTGAGTATTCTTAATACTTAATGCTAATGCATAAGCCAGTTTGAGATAATCAACTTCTTTATTAGATGAAACAACTATTAGATAACCAAAGTTCATATTAATTCCAATAATTTTTCTTTGTTTCTAATAATACTTTGTTTATTCATAACATGAACATCAGACCCTTGTGTAGTTGTGGCCCAAAAATCTCCGCAATTCAGTGGTTTATCGATTAAAAATATTAATTGATCCCCATCTACATCATGTAAAATGTCTTTGTCAAATACTGTTAGAATAGGAGGCAAACTATAAACAAATTCAGTTTCATATCCATTCATAATATGTTTGGCAATACTGAAAGATATATCATTCCTATATTGTTTAGGATTAAATCTAAACAAGTCTGCGTAATATCGATAGTTGTCTTTTATATAATCTACTAATTTAAAAAAGAATCTGCTTTCTTCATTTTTTGTAAACATCACAGTTGTGGCCCAGAACATATGGATTCCAGTTTCACTAACTCGTTGATCTAATATTCCGCTACGCTCTCCTGTTATATCATTCATAGAATGCCCTAACATTACACTGGCATCGGTATCCCAGTATTCGTTTAATTGATTAGAAAAAATTAAATAATCGCTATCAATTAATAAAGTTTGATCGTACGGACTTAGGTCCCAAACTGAAAATCTGTTGGAATTTACAAACGGAATAGTTTTACTGTAAAAGCCATCATGCAAAGTTCTTGTATTTTTAGTTCTAGGTTTTTCAATTTCGATAATTTTATCAAATATCGATTCTGCCTTTGAATACATTCCAGATTCTTTTAACCAAGCAATAGTCCACTGATCTGTTATCAGACTAACCGGCAACCCTAGATGTTTTTTTGCTAGGCCTCCAGAAATTATGCCCATTATTCCATAATCTACTTCGGGGCCGTTATGAGCAAAAATTAATACGCCTTTGGTCATATTTTCAATAATTTTTCTACTGTTCTACTAGATTTAATTTTTTCGTATTCTTCGTGATATTCATACGTTGCTGAGAAATATCTATCTAGAATTTCATCTTGAAATTGTTGTAGGTCTGAAATTAAGATTGGGTTTTCATTTTGATCAATTAGAGGGACATTTTCTGTTCTACCTTGATCTATCAGCATTTGAACAAATACTAATAATGTTCTATCAATTTTAAATACTCCGCCAGAATTACCATAGGTTAACTTACCTTCAATTCTTTCTCTAAGGGTTTTTCGTTGTATTGCTAGAGTTTGTCTATAATTAGAAAAGTCTAAGGCAGCTTTTAGCCGGTCGTCCATGGTATCTCCTATAAAACACGCATATTATTTATGCAATGTTTTATCGGGGATTAAAAATTATGAACCAGAAATTGCGCCTACTGATGTAGAAGTTGGGCCTATAATGGTAAACGTTCCGCTTGGCTGTAAGAATCCCGATGGGCGAACTTGATCAACTGTTAGTGTAAGTGTACCGTCTACTAAATCTCCTGGTCCAATGAATGCATTAGGATCTGTATATGCATCTAACCAAGTTATTCTAAAATTAACAATGTTTGCTGTTCCTAGTGTATTACTAGAAACATTACATGAGGCTTCTAGTCTCCATTTGTTATTAGAATAAGCCGAACTACCTGAAACTTCAGCAAATGTTTGATACCCGTTGGTTAGTGAAAAGAAATGTACTCCGGTAGGTGTTCCTGAAAATATTTGTGTTCCTGCACCACTTAATAAATTACTCCACGACGTATTTTGTGCTTCTCCATTACCACCGGTTCTAGAACTAGCAAATCGAATTTTTCCTCCAGCATTAAAGAAAAATCTTGCTTGTTCGGCTGTGGCAAATGTAATCGATGTCGTTGAACTAACTGATTGATACCAGGAAGAAGTAAACGATGTAGTATTAATTGCTTCAGTTACAAATTGCCCTGTTCCTAAGTCAAATCGGTTTATAGTTGCTTGGTCAGCTATTGTATCGTATTGAAAGTTAGGCTGACTTGCTCCGTATCTAATCACGTCTCCGACAAAAACCGTAGTCAACGATGGAGCTGACCCCGTTTGGTGTAACACTGCATTATAGATGTCATATCGTAGGGCGTCCCACTGATTTTTTGTCACTGAATTGCCTGCTGAAATTAACGAGCTAAATGTTGTCTGTCCGTAGCCAAAGTTTCCTGCACCTATTGCCATGACATTTTGAATTTTGGTTCTGATTGTGTTATAATCAGTTGCGGAGATGAAATCACCTATTGCCATAATTTATCCTTATAGTACCACTGCTTCAATTAATTTGATTCCAGCATCATCGCTAGATTCTAATGCTACGGCAAAAACATCTAAACGATCAGCAGCTACTTGAGCAACTCCATTATTGCCTGCTACAAAACGGTCACCTTTTTTAACTTTACCAATTACTTTAACAGGAACTCGACCTTTAAGAGCTATATATGTTCCGCCTTCTAAATCTTTATTCATCATAAAAGCTGGGTTTTCACTTACTACACCTATAGCTAACTCACCGTAGCTAGATGCTGTAACTTCTGCGTTTCCGCCAACTACAACTACTGTGCCAACTTCGTATTCTGTATCAGCAAGATATTTTTCTGCCAGGTCAGCGTATTGCGCTGCTGTTGCAGTTCCGTCAAAGGTATTTGCCAGTAAGTTTCCAGATCCGTCTCTGGCTGCAATAGTGTTTGCAGTCTTTGTTGTTTTTGCAGATCGATAGTTTACATCTGTATCAACTGCTGCATCATCAATTTTTAACCTGTTTGATTGATCAGTTGTTCCAATAAATCTAGTTGCAGTTATGTTGGCGCTGCTGTCTCGAAGAACAACCGAAGTTGCTACTGCACCTTGTTCACCTATAAGACTGTTTAGTGTCAGAGCATTAGTAGATGTTCCAGTCACAGAACCAATAACGTTGCCTGTTAGTGTACCGGTGAAACTTCCTGTGAATGTTTTACTGATAGCGGCAAACGCTACCGAATTATCGTCTGCTAAAATATTACCTTTATGTACTCCGGTTGAATTACCAGTCACATTTCCTGTCAATGCTCCGGTAAACGCTGTTGAATATACATTTGCCCACTTGGAAGATGTTGATCCGAGAGTAAAAAAGTTGTCTGTTCCTGGAACCAGGCCTGTGGGAGAAATAATACCAACGTTTCTTAAATCGCTATCAGTTACTCTAATTCGTAGCGTAATTGTGTTGCCTAATCGATTTTCAATTACC